ACCTGCGTGTCAGTTAGGCTGGGCTGCGTAGAAAAAAACACACGTTCCACGCCAAACGATGCCAGCAGCGTGTCGCTAGGATTTTTTGGAAAGCTGGTAGCAGGATTGGCTTTTTTCAACTGCTCAATGCTGTATGGATACTGCTTGACAGCCCCGTTTTCAATGAGTGCGTGCATTTTTATTCCTTACCCAAAATTATGAGTTCCAATGTGGATTGTTTTAATCCAAGGAGCAGCGTAAACCTTTCCTCCAGCTCTTTTCCACTTCTGACAAAAAGCATAGTCCTCGGACAAAAACTCGCCAGTCTTGGCATCCAAGCCTGTGTCAAAGTAGTGATGCACGAGAGTTTGGGCTGAAATTTGCCCAAGGACAGCCGAACCAAGCTTGCTGGCAGGGGTGCTCGATTTTAGGGCGGCAAAAACATCGCGCTTTATCAACATCAGTCCCGTGGCGACGCTTTCGACCTCCACGCACTCCTGCGTGCCCATTTGCACGTTTCCCCTAACGTAGTAGTCATAAACATTGGCTGCCAATTGTTGCGCAGAATCTACTTGCTTTGCCATGTTGAACACGCGCTGCCAGTCGATGTGCTTCTTGGCATACAAGCCGCCAATCAGGTTCTTATCGCTCTCCAGCATCTTCACCACACCGTGTGCGTCAAAGGCCACATCTGCATCAATAAAAAGCATGTGGGTGCAGTCTGATTCAAGAAAGGCATGCGTGAGCATGTTCCGAGCGCGGGTAACCAAACTCTCGTTGGCAATAAAGTTGTGTTCAAACTTAATTAACTTGGAGAGGTTAAGCAACGACGAGGCATAGCCCGCCGTGCAGTTGCCGCCGTACATTGGGGTGGCGACACACAGTTTCATGCGACTTGGCGTTTGATAACGTTGAGCATAATCCGGGCCTTCTTCTGCTCCAACTTTTCAGAAGATAGCAGCGTGCGCAGTTGTTCAGTGAAAGCGGATAGCTCGGCCCGCTCGTCCGGCGGTAGGTTGCCAATTTCTTCTAGTGCGATAGTGTAGTTGTCAATGTTGATTTGATAGTGCATGACCTCTTGAATGCGAGCCTCCAAAGATGCAGTCAAGATTTCTTCGCGGGTGTGTGGTGTGTTTTCCATAATTTTCCTTTTAAGAGATGATTTGTGTAAAAGCTACACCGTTGCCATTGCCTGTTGGCAATGCTGCAGCATTGGCATACCTCGTTCCAAAACCAGAGCCTGACCATGGATAAGCGGTTATGTAAGGAGTAGTGTTGTGGGCCACCGCAATAGCGTCTCCCGCAGGGCTGAACGCTACACCGTTGCCAGTAATTGTGGGAAGCGTTGCAGGATTGGCATACTTCGTTCCAAAACCTGAGCCTGACCATGGATAAGCGGTTATGTAAGGAGTAGTGTTGTGGGCCACCGCAATGTTTGCTCCATCAGGACTAAAAGCTACACCGTTGCCAATGCCCGTTGGAAGAGTGGCAGGATCGGCATACTTCGTGCCAAAACCAGAGCCTGACCATGGATAAGCGGTTATGTAAGGAGTAACGTTGTGGGCCACCGCAATAGCGTCTCCCGCAGGGCTGAACGCCACCTCGTTGCCAGTGCCCGTTGGAAGAGTGGCAGGATCGGCATACTTCGTGCCAAAACCAGAGCCTGACCATGGATAAGCGGCTATAAAAGGAGTTGTGGTGTGGGCCACCGCAATGTTTGCTCCATCAGGGCTGAACGCCACCCCGAAGCCATTGCCTGCTGGAAGCGTTGCAGGATTGGCATACTTCGTGCCAAAACCAGAGCCTGACCATGGATAAGCGGTTATGTAAGGAGTAGTGTTGTGGGCCACCGCAATAGCGTCTCCCGCAGGGCTGAACGCTACACCGTTGCCAGTATTTGTGGGAAGCGTTGCAGGATTGGCATACTTCGTGCCAAAACCAGAGCCTGACCATGGATAGGCGGTTATTAAAGGAGAGACGCCGTGCGTAACCGCAATAGCGTCTCCCGCAGGGCTGAACGCCACCCCGGTGCCAGTGCCCGTTGGAAGAGTGGCAGGATCGGCATACTTCGTGCCAAAACCTGCGCCCGACCATGGATAAGCGGTTATGTAAGGAGTTGTGAAGTGGGCCACCGCTAGGTACTGCGGGTACTTTACATCGCCTACAGTATTCCACTTTGCGCTGAAGCCAGTGTTTGGTGGAAGTGTTGAAGAATTATTATACTTCGTCCCAAAACCTGAGCCCGACCATGGATAGGCGGTTATAAAAGGAGTAGTGCTGTGGGCCACCGCAATGTTTGCTCCATCAGGACTAAAAGCTACACCGTTGCCTTGCCCTGTTGGCAACGTTGCAGGATCAGCATACTTCGTTCCAAAACCTGCGCCCGACCATGGATAAGCGGTTATAAAAGGAGTAGTGCTGTGGCCCACCGCAATAGCGTCTCCCGCAGGGCTGAACGCCACCCCGAAGCCAATGCCTGCTGGAAGCGTTGCAGGATTGGCATACTTCGTTCCAAAACCAGAGCCTGACCATGGATAAGCGGTTATGTAAGGAGTAACGTTGTGGGCCACCGCAATAGCGTCTCCCGCAGGGCTGAACGCTACCCCGTTGCCAGTACTTGCGGGAAGCGTTGCAGGATTGGCATACTTCGTGCCAAAACCAGAGCCTGACCATGGATAGGCGGTTATAAAAGGGGTTGTGAGGTGGGCCACCGCAATAGCGTCTCCCGCAGGGCTGAACGCTACACCGTTGCTAGTACTTGCGGGAAGCGTTGCAGGATTGGCATACTTCGTGCCAAAACCAGAGCCTGACCATGGATAAGCGGCTATAAAAGGAGTAATGCTGTGGACCACCGCAATGTTTGCTCCATCAGAGCTGAACGCTACCCCGTTGCCATTGCCTGCTGGAAGCGTTGCAGGATTGGCATACTTCGTGCCAAAACCAGAGCCTGACCATGGATAAGCGGTTATGTAAGGAGTTGTGGTGTGGGCCACCGCAATGTTTGCTTCATCAGGGCTGAACGCTACCCCGCGACCAGTGCCCGTTGGAGGCGTTGCAGGAATTGAGTACGTTCCAAGAAACCCACTTGAGCCCCAAGAGTAGGCCGTGATATAAGGGAACACAGCGTTAGCTACTACCAACGCCTTTGGGGCAGGGGAGGGCCCGGGGCCCCCCGCAGTGGACGCCCTAACCTTTGTGGCAAGCATTAGGCGTCCCCCACTCGAGCGCCGTACAGGACGGTGCTGACTTTCCACAGCTGAATAACAGTCACACTTGCTGTGTTTAGCGTGGGCGCTACCCCGGCATTAGTCTTCCATGACACACTTGGCCAGGTGATTGCGTAAGCTGCGCCGTCGTCAATTAGCAAGGTCATGGACTGACCCGAAGCAAAGCCCGTGGCTGTAGGGCTGCGATTAGCCCCCAATGTCCACACTTGCACGGTGCCGTTGGACGGATCAAGATCAACCGATGCACCATCGGTAATGGTAAACACCTCTTCGGTGTAGTCGCCGTCAAAAACAAGGTTGGTGATTGTTGGAGCATTAAAGTACGACACCGCCTGCACGACGTTTACCCCGTCCACGTACAGGTGCATCTTGCTGCCGTTAGGGACCGTGATGCCCGTTCCTGCAGCCGTCTTTACCGTAATGCTTTGAGCGCCTGTTGTGTTGTTCTGAACAATGTACTGTTTCTCAATTGTCGGGACAATCAGCTCACGTGTCGCGGTTAAACTGCCTGTGGATGTAACGTTAAGGACCAAGGCCCGCGCTGTCTGAAGCGCAACAGTGTCAGTAAGCCCGATCGTCAGGTCTGCATCTGTCGTGAAGACAGGATTGCCAAGGCCTGTGATGGCCTGTTCAATGGCCGTGCCAATGTTGTCATTGGTAGTTTGCCCCCAATTGCCTGCCTGGTCTCCAGTGCCAATGAGCTCAAACTTCAGGTCTGAGAAGGTGCTTGCCATAATGCGTCCTTATGTGGGAATTGTAGCCCATACAACGGCGTTAGTGTCGTTTACAGGGCCCCATGTAACAGTGTTGTTGTCGTTTACAGGGCCCCATGTAACAGTGTTGTTGTCGTCGATAGCTCCCCAAACAAGTGCACTTGAAACCAGCCCCGTTGCCTGTACCCCAATCACTTGAACTGCCACACTTACAAAAACAATTTGTCCTACGGCGCCTGTCGCCTGCACGCCCGTGAGGGCCACAGATGCGGTGCCTTGTGTTACTACTTGGCCAACAGCGCCTGTAGCCTGTACGCCCGTGACGGTTACTACAGCAGCAGCATCTACCGTTACTTGGCCAACGGCGGCGGCTGCCTCAACTCCAGTGACGGCGGTGCTTGCGCTTCCTGCCACTGCTACTGAACCAACGAGAGCTGCTGCCGACGCTCCTGTAACGGCCACGGCTGCTGCTGCTTGTACGGCCGCCTGGCCGACAGCTGCTGCTGCCTCAACACCAGTAACAGCGACGTCTGTTGCCAAGTCAACCGTTACCTGGCCAACGGCTGCTGCCGCCTCTACACCAGTAACGTCGGCGACTGCCGCACCCTCAACCGTCACTTGGCCAACAAATGCGTTGGCCTGCACCCCGGTAACAAAAACGTCAACAGAGCCTGCGGTGTCCACCGTTACTTGGCCGACAAGGGCACTGGCCGCTACACCGGTAACAGCGACGGCAGACGCGCCCTCTACCGATACCTGACCAACAAATCCGCTGGCCTCTACGCCGGTAACGGCAACTGCCGACGCGCCCTCTACCGATACCTGACCAACAAATCCGCTAGCCTCTACCCCAGTAACGGCAACTGCCGACGCGCCCTCTACCGATACCTGACCAACAAATCCGCTGGCCTCTACCCCAGTAACGGCGACTGCCGCTGCACCCTCAACCGCTACCTGACCAACAAATCCGCTAGCCTCTACCCCAGTAATGGGAACGGAGGTCACCAGCTCAACCGCTACCTGACCAACAAATCCGCTAGCCTCTACCCCAGTAACGACGACTGCCGACGCGCCCTCTACCGATACCTGACCAACAAATCCGCTGGCCTCTACGCCGGTAACGGCGACTGCCGCTGCACCCTCAACCGCTACCTGACCAACAAATCCGCTAGCCTCTACGCCGGTAACTGAAACAGCGACAGACGCCGCAGTATCTACCGTGACCTGACCAACGGCAGCATTGGCCTCTGCCCCAGTAACGGCGATTGCCGCTGCACCCTCAACCGCTACCTGACCAACAAATCCGCTGGCCTCTACGCCGGTAACTGAAACAGCGACAGACGCCGCAGTATCTACCGTTACCTGCCCGACAAAAGCAGTTGCAGCTACGCCTGAAACGGAAACCAGAGCGTCGGCCGATGTCTCGACCTGTCCAACAAAAGCAGTTGCAACTACGCCAACAAGATTGACAGATACGTCTTGCGACGGCGTGACTGTTCCTACCGCTCCAGTTGCGGCAATGTCAAGCGCGCCTTCCCCCCAAGGCTGTTCTCCCCAGCCTACGCCAGACGCGTTCCATCCGTCAAAGGCAACAGCTGCATTGGCCATCTACAGCTTTTATGCAATTCGGATAATCGCATTTGTAGCGTCAGCAGCGGGGAAGATAATGGTAAAGGTGCCTGCAGTAGACGTCTTCGCACCCCCGAAATCCAACACGACAACACTTGGATTGCCCGCAGCCGTGTCGTTGTAGATCAAGGCACCATATGCAGTGATAGTCGCGCTGGTGAAGGACAAGTCAGCAAAGTCCGTAAACGCAGTTGTGCCGCTAGACGTAGGCGTGACGTTTGTCAATGTGCCGCCGCCCGCTGCGTAAGAACCAGAGTTAGCCACCTCGTTGGTAGCAGTGTAGGCTGTTGTTGCAGCCGTGAAAGAAGCGCTGTTGTCGTACAGTGCCAGCTTGAACGTGTCACCGGTGCTGGCTGTGAAATTGTGTACAGCCTGCATCAGCTCTGTCTTAAAGCTTGTGCACATGAAGTTGCCTGAGAATGCCATTTTAATCTCCTAGTAAATGGACCAAGTTGGGGTGACCGGCTTGGGTAAGCCTAGCTGCAATTGTCGCTCTGTCCTGCTCAACTGCCTCTTTCAAATAGAACGCCACTACCTGCTTGACGTTCTCTTTGAATGCTCTAGCCTGCGCCTGCACCGCTGGGTGCGACTGGTCGCCGACGTAAATGATTTTGTCGGCAGCGCGAACAGCTAGCTCTTCTGGAGTCCAGCCTCGTGACTGCGTTGTTTCGACAAAAACGCTTCCTACAAAAGATTGAGCAGGGGAAGTAATCATGGTCCGGGTGACTCCGATTTAAGTGGGATACGAAGCATACCATCTCGATATTCGTCACGACGGCGACGACCCTGCTGCTCAGTGCCCAAGCCTTGAATAGCCTCTTTATATGCAGCGCGGAAATACTGCATCATGTCCGCTGGCCCCTTAGTGTAACTATAGGCCTGGATCAAGCACGCATACAAGAGCGCCTCTGGCGCATTGATACTGATCCAAGTCGTTGGGTTAGCCGACGACAGCTGCGCTGGACGGTAGATGTAGCCCAGCTCTACGCTGTAGTTTTGATTAGGCGTGGGGGCAATGTAGAACGTGTTCTGGTCCCACACCGAATAGTATTTAGGAATGCCTTGGGTAGTTCCGTTGGCCCAGTACTCTTTCATAAAAGAGGTGTCCCTAAAATCCAAGAAAATTTGCTCCCCGCTAGCTGGTGTCAAAATCATGTAGCGATGTGTAAGCAGGTCCGAAGGGGCACTCAAGAACTTGTTACCCTGAGTCATGTTGCCCGTGACCTCTAGCTTAAAAACATCGAGGTCTATCTCGCGAAGAATCTGGTTCTCCGCCATCGTGATAAACGTGTTGATCACCGACTCGGTAAAGACATTGCTGCCCACCTCGGTGTAGTTTCGGATGTTGGTGACAAGTTCGTTGTAGTTCATGTGATGCTCACAGTCACTTTTCCGACAACACCCTGCGCGATAAGCGCTTGATCTTGCACATAAGGACGCATGTTAGCCGTGCCCAGGACGCTGCCGTAACTCTGAAACGCCGTGAAGCCTGGCGCACCGACAAAGACGGACACAGGCTCGATACGATCGGGGCGCGGATCGCGCAGGGCGATAGCGTCTCCCGTGTAGCGCAAAGGTTCCAATTGGGGCTCTTTAGGCTCGTAATCATCAGGGCACACCATGAACCCTCGCCAGTTCTTGCGCAGGGTGTTGTATGGATAGCGCTGGCCACAGTAGTCGCACAGCGCGTTGGAGTACTTGCCTGACGCAAAAGCCATGTCATACCCCCATGTCCGGCAAGAACCGCGCGCTGGCAGTGTCTCGGTCTTCCAATGCGGCGCGCTGGAAGTCTTCTTCGTAGATGGCTTTTAGGGCTGCAGCACGGTCAGCAGCAAACTTGAGCGACAGGTAGTAGGCCAGGCCAGAGGCCAGGCACGGCAAGAACCTGAAGTTCACGTCAGCTGTGTTGGTGTAGTTGCCTGCATCTTGAATGCGGCGGATGCGGTAATACACAAACGTGTACCCGGCAGCCGGGGCAGGGTAGAAGTAAACCTTGGGAATGTTGGTGCGCTCGACATAAAACTGCGCAGGTCGAGCCTGCGTGGTTTTATCCGGCACGTTGAGCCAGTCTTCACGACTGATGCGCTCAATGTACACGTCCGTGTTTGTACCCTGATTGTTTTGGCGAATGACCGCCTCAAGCACGTTGACAACCGACGCGTCCAAGGCAATCTCATTGACGCCAGCGGTCAATGGAAAACTGGCCTGTTCGATCGTCCACAGATTCAGCCCGCGATTGGCCCAGTCAAGGAACAGCAAGTTGAGCGAGCGACGGGCCGAAGTGAGCTGAAACCCACTGGTCGGACGCATGCCGCAGCGCTCAAACGCCTCCTCAACCAGGTCGTCGATCGACAGGTTGAACGTGGTTGTGCCGGAGGTCGTCATTTAGCAGACTGCTCCGCCCTTTTTATAGGCCTTGGTCATCATGCCACCGCCCATTTTGCCAATGGGCTTGCCCATGGCCATGCGCTTGTGTTCATTCATGCCGCCTTTGTTGGCCATGCCGCCCTTTTTCATCATGACGGGGCCCGATGTCTTACTGGGAGAAGACATCACCTTGTTTTTGGGGCCGCTCTCAACAGCACCGCCACCACGAGTGGCGCAACCCATTCCACGTCCAGCCATATCAAGCTCCTTTTTTCATTGCACGGCCTTTAACGTCGGCCGTTTTACGAGAAACAGCGCGGCCCATCTTGTCCGAAGCGGACTTCATAGCCATGCCACCTTTTTTCATCTTGCCAACGCCATCAGCCGCAAAAGCAGGCACTGATTTGCCGCCTTTTTTGACCATTTTCATGGGTGCTTTCATATCGTCCGTCCTTTTTGCATGTCATCAAGCTTTTGCTCGATTCGGTTAAACCTCTGGTCCATGTGGGTGACGAGTTTCTCAACCCGGTCGTCCACTTCCTTACGCGTGATGTGGTCCCTGGCGACCTCTTCGCGGGTGCGATTCAGCAAAATGCTGATGCGCGAGAGCTCATCGAACTTGCCTTTAATCAAGAACCCCATGAGACCCACCACGGCAGTCAAAATCACATTCCAAACCATCATCTCCATTTAGCATCTCCAGCGTTTACGAGCCTGGCGAAGCCTGCTATCAGGGTCCTTAGCGGCTTCTGGGAACTGTTTCATTTGCCCTTCGGAGCGAGCGCAGTACGACGCACGTCGCTTGGCCTCTGCCGCTGAAGGCTTGGCCGTGGTCACAGCTGTTTTCAGCTTGCTTCCAGGGTTTGCCTTGCGGTAAGCCTCTACGCCCTTTTTGGTCATGCCAGCACCTTCCTTGGTCGCGCGGAAGTTCCCGCTCTTGACCGAGGTTTTGATGCCCATGCCTTTTTTGGCAGCCATTACACAGCCGCTCCGCCCTCAAACAGCAGCGTCACACTGGTGATCTCCGCAGAGCTCAAGCCAATGTGGATGCCATCTTCAAACAGGATGCCGGAGTCCGGAACGATCAGGTCTTGCGAACCTGCTGCTGCCGGAGACGTAAGCGTCACTCTAGCGGTGCCGCCGGACCCGCCGCTTTTCAGCGTCAAGGTTGCCGATGTGGCTGTGCAAGTGAAGTACACCCCGAGCAACCGAGTGCGGCCATTGACGGCCTGCGCAGAGGTCGTCTTGTGTACCGTTTGGATATTGCTGTTGCTCATGGCAAGCTCCTATCAGGCAGCGATGACGATCACGCCATAGGTCGCAGCAGCTGGGTCCACAGGGGCCGCAGTGATGTTGGAAGCGCGGATGGTCACGGTGTTGGCGGCCGATACAAATGCGTTGAAAACGATGCCAGCCGTAGGAGCAGCAGGCAGTGCCATGATGACTTCGTCGCCAACGGCAGCGCCAGTGACAGTGATAGTCAGATCAGCCTGGGAAACAGCGCTGATAGAGCCAAAATTCAGGGAAGCGGAGCCAGACAGTACTTTGGTGATGGTGTTGCCGTTGCCAGCGATAAAGCCGTTCAACGAGCGTACTGGGCCGGAGAAGGTGGTCAAAGCCATGATTGATTCCTCATGCGGTTAAGGCGTATCTGTCTGCATGACGTCGGCCCGGAGCCGTCAGATACACCGGAAAAGTCCGGGGGTGTGGGCAATATAACCCATATTTGAAAAAAGAAAAAGGGGCCGAAGCCCCTTTTTTCTCGGCCGGGAACTCCCAGCCCTTTTTCGCTTAGGCTGCGCCTGGCGAACCGAACATGCCGCGTGGATCGCTGAAGCCAAAGCTGTAGCGCTCACGAGCCTTGTAGCGGACGTTGCCGGTGTCGAAGTCGCCTTCGAAACCTGTCTTCAAGGACACGCGCTCGAACATCTTCATGCCGTTGGGCGCGTCGGTCTTGATGAAGAACGCGTCTGGGTCGGTCAAGAAGTTGTTGACGGTGTAGCCTTGAGAGACCATGCCCATGTTGCGGATCGCGTTCAGATCGTTGTCCGCAGTGCCCACACGCAGTGTGGACTTGAGGATACGGTCTGCCGTGAACTGCAGCTCTTTCGGGATAATCAACTTCAAGCCTTGAACCGCGATCTTCAAACCACGTTCGTCGGTGAACGCTTGGATGTCGATCAAAGACTGTTCCAAGGAGGTCTCGGACAAGTCAGCGGGTGTGGCCAAAGTGTTGGACAGGTTAGGACCGGACAGTGTGGGGTGGTTGGTTGCGCACAAAACCACGCCGTCGCCACCGATAGAGGTGGTGAAAGCGCCGTTCAGTACGGCCGCAGCCTTGATCTGCTTGGTCTGAGCCATCGAGCGTGCCAGAGCCTTGGTGTAGCGGGCCGACAAGCGGTCGTAGAGGTTGTCCTCAACGGCTTCTTCGGTCAGCGAGAACGCCAAAGCGATGGTCTCGTGGGTGTAGCGAGCTGTGTAGACTTCTTGTGCTTGGTCGTACGAAACGCCAGCGCCTTCGGTCTTCACAGGAGCCTCACCAAAACCCGATTCCATCACTTCCTCTTCAAACGCGCGGTCTGAAGATTCGATGGTGTAAATCTGGGTGTGCTGATTTTCGTAGTTCTTGTACTCAAGGCCGAAGAGGGCATTGAGACCTGGCTCCAATTCGGATACCAGTTGTGCGCGTGAAATTGCCATGATTAAGCTCCTTGACCAGCAACACCAGCACTGCCGTACAGATGTTCGTTAATTTTCACTACCACCACGGCATTGGTGCCAAAAGAGTTGCCCGGTACGTCGTACAGGCCAATGATCTTCAAGTTCAAAGCAGCAGCTTTTGCGATAGTGGAAGAGTCGAGTTCCATGGAGGAAACACCTGTGGTGGTGCTGCCGCCAGTGCCCACGACGTCGGCGTTCAAGCCGATCTGGGTTTGGGCCACGGACTCGTCGACTTGGATCAGGAACTTCTGATTGGGATCATCAATCACGTCAGCAACGATCTTGCCGGCAGTGATGTTGACCGAACCAGGGTAGTAGTTGCTCCAGGTGGGTTTGCCTGTGGTGGGGTCGATGTACTGGCAACCATTAAAGACGCCAACGGCGGCTGTATGGGTGGCAGGTGCGAACTTGACCAGGTAGCCATCAAAGATGGTGACGAGGTCGCCTTGGTAAATTGCTCCAGCCTGGTTATCAGCAATTTCGTAGCCGTACTGAGCTTGTGCACCAGTGGCCGAGAGATTGCCCATAGGACGCAGACCAAAGGCTTTGTCAACGTTAGCCATTTGTCATTCCTTAAAAAAGTTGGATTCCGTCAGCCTTTGTTAAGGCCACCGAAAGAGACGCGGGACTGGCGAGTCGGACGCTGAATAGTCATGCTGTTGTGAGCATTGGCCTTCATCAGTTCGTTATCAGCCGCCTGCAATTGGTCGTTCGCTCGATCGCGGTAATACGCATTGCGCTCTGCAACTGTTTCATCCGGGATACGGGCTAGAAGAAGACCTCCCACGCTGATCACGCCAGCATGTCGGCCATCGTCTACTGTTGGGACGTGGTAGTCGGGGTATTCGTCCCCACGAACCAGCTCATACCCCTCGCGGAGCTTTCCAGAGATGTTCGTGCGGTCGTCAAAACCACCGGCTTCAGCTCGAATCCAACGGTGCTTGTATCCAGGAGGCGCAGGAGGCGCATCCAGTCGTGAAGGAGGTGCCCAAGGCTTGCGTCGCGCATCTTTCTCCCGGGATTCGGCCCCGCGAGAACTGCGATTGAGGGTAGGTAATTTGACGTCAGACATATCGGCTCCTTATTTCACGTACTTGGCATATTCCTCGAGAGGAACACCCAGCTTTTTGGCAATTGCAACTTGACTTGGTGTCAATTTGACAGTGCGGCGTGCGTTGTTAATACCCGAGGATCGGGATGCAGGTGCCACCGTTTGCACGGGTCTGGTGGCTCTGTTAGTTTGCGCTTGAGGCTGGCCACCCAACTTCTGGGGGAAGGCCTGCTTTAGGCGGTTGTCAAGTTCATCATAATACTCATTTCCGTTGGGGTCAAATCCCTCGACTTGAATGAGCTGACGGTGAATGCCCCACGCAGCATGCGTCATGGCAGTGTCTCGGCCGTACCAAGGGTTGCGCTCGGCCCATTCCTCTACGCGAGGATCGACTTCTTGGACGGGCTGTGGCTGCGGTTGTTGCGCTGCTTGCTGCGCAGCAACTTCCTGCTGGTAGTTCCACTCTTGTTGCTGCTGCTCTCGCTGCTGCGTGGCGGCAGTGATCTGGCTTTGCTCCAAGGTCAACGTCGTCAAGCGCTGCTGTGCCTCGGTCTCAGTGTCAATGTCGCCCTCTTCGCGGGCCTTGCGGATGATCTGCTTGAGTGCGACGACCTGCGTCTGGATGCGGCCGTTGGCCTCGCCCAGGCGCTCGCTGTCGGCAGACATGTACTGCTGTTCCAGCTGTGTAGCGCGAGCCTGCACGCTCTTGGCGTAATCCAAGGCTGCCTGCTCACGGCGCTGCGTCTCGCGCAGGCGCGCGGTCAGCTTGTCAATGCGCTTTTTGACGCCCTCGCTGTACTGCTCCAGCTCGCCGGTAGGGGCAGGAGCGTTCGAGGTTGTCTCTACGATCGGCGCTTGCGGCTTGTCCAGCACTTCAGCAGCGCCGTCCTCGTCAATAGCCACGGTGGCTGAACTCTCGTCCTCACCGACCTTAAATTGCAAGTCATCATTCATGCGTTTGCTCCTTTACATGTGCAGAATATCTTCGGGACTGTTCACCACAGCCAAAACTTCGTCGTCATTCAACAAACGAATCTCACCTCCGTCGATTGGGATGCGAGCACCCGCATATCGGCCGAAGATGATCCAGTCACCTGCCTTGCACCACGGGCCGTTGGGAAATTTACTTCCGTCGGCGTATGCAAGGTCCCCCACTTTCAAGACGTAGCCGCACACTGTGCCAAGCTGTGTCTTGCGTTGCGTTTCTTCAGCCAGGACGAT